AAATAAAATCTATTTTAAATACGACTCCACATTGTCTTGCAACCTGTACAGAATGTGGCTGGCAAGGTGGAAGTAGTATTGATGCTATTGATGCCCGAGGTGCTTTATTTTCACATATGAGAAAAGAAAATCATACTAGAGGCACTCTAGAAGTCGGTAGAGTATCTCAATATAAATTATTAGATAACAATGTTGATAAAATGTTATAAGTATGATAATATATTAGATATGAAAAAGATAATTTTGGCGGTAATAATTCTAGGAATTGGCGGTGCTAGCTATGCTTCAATCATAAAACCATGGCGAGAAGCATACCAAGTATCTAGTATAAAGACATCAGACCAACAGACTATTGAGGTATATAGATTTGATGACGAAAAGACCAGCTGTTATATTACATCTACTTACGGTGTAAAATCAGGCTCAGGTATCTCATGTGTTAAAAACTAAAGAAAATAACATGCCATTAAAATCAGGTAAAAGTAAGAAAGTAATCTCGGCTAACATAAAAGAGCTTTACAAGGATAATCAAAAGACAGGTAAAGCAAGGGGAGCAAATGGTAAGCTAAGGTCAAGAAAGCAAATAATAGCAATCGCCTTAAGTAAGGCTGGAGTATCAAAAAAGCGTAAATAAATGAACTTTACACTCAAAGAGCAAAAACACTTTCCATTACTTGAAAGGTTCAAGCAACACTTTAAAGTAACAAAAGATACAATATTTGCCTATGATGATGTTATATATACAAATAAGTTACTTACTCCTGACCTACTAGCACACGAACTCCAACATTTAATACAACAAAAAGAAGCTGGGCTAGATAACTGGGTAGAAGGATATATAAATGACCCAATGTTCCGCCTACAAATGGAACTAGATAGCTATCAAACACAATTAAACTCAATTAAGGATAGAAACCTTAGAGCAAGAGTAAGAAACAAATCAGCATTAACTCTAAGCAGTGGATTATATGGAAATATTATAAGTTACCAAGACGCACTGAGGAAACTAAAGTTAAAGTAATGGAACTAAATGAACAGCAACAAACATTTTTAAAATCATACTTAGACCCAAAATCTCCAACTTGGGGTAATGCTTATCAAAGTGCAATAAAAGCAAAATACAGCGAAGAATACGCACAGAACATAACTGGTCAAATGCCTGACTGGCTATCAGAAAATATCAGAAAGACTAATTTAGTACAAAAAGCAGAAAAGAATCTTGAAATGGCATTAGACGGATTGCTAGATGACCAAGAGAAAGGAAAGAAAGAAATACAGTATAAAGCAACTGAATTTAGCTTAAAGACTTTAAAGAAAGACGTTTATAGTGAACGTACTGAGCATACAGGTAAAAACGGAGGAGCTATTGAAGTACAAGCTATTACTGGTATGAAGATAGTTAAAGATGGAGATACAGTTCAAAACTAAAAACCCTAAACAACTTCAAGCTGTTGAATACTGGATTGATGACATTTCAGAAGAAATCCTTTATGGTGGTGCTAAGGGAGGAGGTAAATCGTTTCTAGGTTGTTCGTTGATATTTGGTGATGCACTCATATATCCAGAAACTCATTACTTCATAGCCAGAAAAGAACTAAATGACCTAAGAAAATATACTATTCCATCTATCCACGAAGTATTCGGCAAATGGGGATTAAAGATTGATGATTATGCTACATTCAATGGGCAAGATAACTGTTTCAATCTAACTAATGGTTCAAAGGTATTCTTGATTGCCTGTAAGCATGAACCAAGTGACCCACTCTTTGAAAGATTTGGTAGTATGCAGATGACTAGAGGTTGGATAGAAGAAGGTGGCGAGGTTGAGGAGAATGCTAAAGCAAACTTATGGCTTTCTATTGGACGTTGGAAAAACAAAGATTATGGGCTTAAAAAGAAACTCTTAATCACAGCTAACCCAAAGAAAGGTTGGATGAAAAGAGACTTTGTAGAGCCATATAAGCAAGGAACACTCCAGAAACAGCGTAAATATATCCAAGCATTTGCAACAGATAACTCATATCTACCAGAAGATTATCTCGAAACTCTTTCAAATGAAAAAGACTCAGTAAGGCGACAACGACTATGGGAAGGTAATTGGGACTATGAAGATAATCTTGACTCACTTATATCAAGCGATGCTCTGAATGACGCATTTAGTAATTCAATCGTAAAAGACAATCAAAAGTATCTTATCGTAGACGTGGCTAGAAAAGGTAAAGACTCAACAGTATTTTCATACTGGGATGGATTAGAGCTATACAAAATAGAGAGATACGAGAAACAAGATACCTTTCAAACTGAGCAGAAGATAAAAGACAAAGCTATATTACATCATGTACCATATTCACATATTTTAATTGATGAAGATGGTATTGGAGGAGGAGTGGTTGACCATCTATTTGGAGTCAAAGGATTTATGGCTAATACTAGCCCAGTCCAATCTTTACAGGAGATACGGCTAAAAGCATTAAAGGTAAATCATTCTCTCATTCAAAAGCCCAACTTTAGAAATTTAAAGGCTCAATGTGGATTTAAACTAGCAGAGCTTATAAATGAACATAAGATTAGGTTGGATGTACCAGAATATCGAGATGAGATTATTGTAGACCTATCGGCTATGCTTAGAGACAAGAAGCCTGATGGAGAAGGTAAATTAGAACTAAGGGCTAAAGATGATGTCAAATTAGAGATTGGTAGGTCACCAGACGTAGGTGATACAATCCTTATGCGTGCATGGTTTGAATTATCAAAGGCATTTGATGATAACTCACCAGAAATGGTAATTATGCGAAGAGAACAGAAAAATCACATGGTTGCTAACAAAAACAATATGGCTAAGAATAGCGCAGAATAGCTTTACAAAAGTAAATGTGGTATAATTTAGTTAAATTAAAAACTCGGCGAGCAATTTAAATATCTATGTCATCAATAGACGGAGCAAAATATTACAACGCATCAGCATCGGCTAATATAGCGACAGGAAATGGAAAGGTTTATGGAGTGATAGTCAACTCACATACCAATGGAACAATGAAATTATGGGATAATACGGCAGGTTCAGGTACTGTCATCGTAAATACATTTACTTTCCCATCAGGTTCAGGTGTGTATAAGTTCCCAGAAGCAATAGAGTTTTACACAGGACTTTATTTTACTGTTGGAGGAACACTTGACTATACTCTTATTTACAGAACTAACTAAGTAATTAGCCAATGATTACTAATAAAACTATTGGCGAGGTAGTCCGTAAACTTGAAAAGGACTACATACGAGGAAACACTATCATTTCTAAGTATGTAACCTTTAATATGTGGGACACCATAGAAAAGATTGAAGCCTATCTAAACAGTAAGCATATATCTGGTAGTTATGACTCAAAAGGAAGAAAAAAGCCTTTCTTTAACGTAGTTACATCTGCAAGTAATATTTGGTTTAGAGCTACTGACCTTGATAGGAAGAACGTAATAATCAAGCCGACCAAATCTCACGATACTTTAGAAGCGATACTAGCTACTATTTGGGTACAAGATTGGATGCGTAAGCATAACTTTGGTTCATTTCTAAATGAATGGGGTAGAGTATTGGCAAGGTATGGTTCAGCAGTAATTAAGTTTGTTGAAAACTCAAACGGATTAAACATTTCAGTCATTCCATGGAATAGACTAATTGTTGACCCAGTAGAATTTGACCCCAATCCTAAGATTGAAATACTTGAATTTACAGAAGCTCAACTGAGAGAAAGTGGTTATGATGAGGATAAGGTAAATAATCTGATAAATGCTAAAAAGGCTAGAGAGACTCTTGATAACCGTAGAAAGGACAATAAGTCTGACTACTACAAACTATATGAAGTACATGGAAAGTTCCCTGTATCAATGTTAAAGGAGTCGCAAGGTAAAGGAGCAACAGAAGCAGACAAGAAGAAGTATACAGACCAGATGTATGTTTACTCATACGTTGGCGGTAATGGGGAGAAAGATATTCAAGACTTTATTCTTTATTCAGGAGAGGAAGAGAAGTGTCCTTACATGATAACTCACTTAATTAAGGAAGATGGTAGAACATTGGCAATCGGAGCAGTAGAACACCTATTCGAGAATCAGTGGATGCAGAACCATACAGCTAAGGCAATAAAAGACCAGTTAGACCTTGCAAGTAAGCTAATGTTCCAGACTTCTGATGGACAATTCTTAGGAGAAAACGTGCTAGATGCGATTGAGAATGGCGATATTATGGTTCATAAGGTAAATGAGCCAATAACTCAAGTAAATAATGGTTCACATGATATAACTCAATGGCAGAATTTTGCTACAACATGGAAAGCTCTTGGGAATGAAATAACTGGTATATCTGAGTCAATGCTTGGTCAAAATCCTCCATCTGGTACAGCTTGGAGACAGACTGAGGCGTTACTACAAGAAAGCCACTCTTTGTTTGAACTTATGACTGAGAACAAAGGACTTCACGTAGAAGAAATGCTACGCAACTTTATATTGCCTTACTTAAAGAAAAAGACTAATAACACTGATGAAATAGTGGCAACTCTATCTGATTATGGAATGGATAAGATTGAAACTATGTATATTAAATCAGAAGCTATCAGACGAGTTAAGGACAATATAAAACAAGCTCTTCTTACTGGTACAATGCCTAAAAACTTAGATATCATTCAGCAACAGAATGATATAAAACAGGAACTAATTGACTCAGGAAATATGAGGTTCTTAAAGCCTTCAGAAATATCTGACAAGACATGGAAGCAAATATTTAAAGACTTAGAGTGGGATGTTGAAATAAATATTACTGGAGAATTAAAGAACTCTGATGCAGTAATGACTACCCTAAATACACTTCTAACAACACTTGTAAGATTAAATGGACAGCCAATGTCTCCTGAAGTTAAGTTTGTATTTAAGAAGATATTAACTGAAACTAGTGCTATAACACCGATTGAATTTGACTCAATTACTAGTAATCCTGCACCACAGCCACAGATGAACCAACCAATTCAACCTAATCCACAAACATTATCAAATAATCAGCCAGTCATGGCTAATGCTGGTGGGGCATTAAATCAGTAACATGAAGAAGAAATCAAAGTCAAAGCTAGACAAGACTCCTGATAAGACAGAGTCTAAGAAGCGAAAGATGTATGAGAAGAAGAAAGGTATTAAAAGTTAATATTAAATAAAATGGCGGATAAAAGTAAACTAACTGTATCTGATAGTGAAATAGCCCTAATCAAGAAGACATTTGCAGAAAATGATGACTTGGTGATAGCTCTAAGAGCATTGTTCTTTGGACTACAACTAACAGACTCAGAAAGAAAGATTATACAAAGCACATTTGACGGAAATGACGCGTTAAAGCGAGTAATCCGTAAAAGGTTCTTGCCAACAGTTTCTCGTGAAAATCCTATTGGAGTAGTAACAGATGTTTGGCTTGGTGTTGAGACTCAGATATTTGGAGTACCACAAGATACTATTTTCCAAGCTATAAAGAGTAAGGAATTAGTTATCAGCATGGTAAAAACAGCTCTTAACCTAATGGATAACATTGATGGTGAAAAGGTGAATGTTGAGTATGACCCAAATGGTCTGCTAACTGACCCTTACGGTCTAAAGCTACTAGCTAGAAATCAATTTGTTAGACACATTGAAACACAGCTATCATGGCTTTATGTTATCGCAGGTCAATCTAATGAGACACCTGAGCAAGCAAAGAAGAGATTAACAAATGACTCTAACGAGTAACTTGTTTGACAAACAATTTGTGGTATAATTATTAACAACTGGAGTTTGGAAGTAACTCCTAAAACTAAGACCCCTATGAGTGATGATTTTATGGCAGAGATTGATGCCTCAATACAATCAAAATTAGAAGCAGATACTGACTTTCAGTCTGAAATCGAAGGTCTATCTGATGAAGATAGAGAACTAAAGATAGCAGAAAGGAAAGAAGCGGATTTAAAGCAAGAGCTACTAGACAGAGCCATAAAAGGCAAGAAAGCTGACGAACTAGCTAGAAACTATAAAATCCGAGCTGAGAAAGCGGAGAGCGACCTAAAAAAAGGTACAACTGTAACTCCTAAAAACGCAGAAGGAGACAATCTATCCCAAAAAGATTTGATTGCACTCGTTAGAGCAAATGTACACGATGATGATATTGACACTGTGCAGAACTTTGCAAAAGTCAAAGGTATCTCAATCGCAGAAGCTCTAAAAGACGAAGATATTAGTGCAGTATTAGAAAAAAGAGCAAGTAAAAGAAAGACTGCTGAAGTAACTAATACTGGAAGCTCAAGAAAGACAACAGCTAAGCCAGACGATACTTCTCTACTAAAAGACCTATCTGAAGGTAAAGTACCTGAAAAAGGAAGTGCTGAAGCTGAAGCTCTATTCTGGGCTAGAAGAAATAGAAAGAATTAAAAGATAGGCGGGGTTACTAATTGGCGGGGAAACCAATTATGAATACCCAATCAACTTATGGTAACAGAGACACATATCTTCTAAGTCAGTATGATATTGTACTTAGAAACGCTCTAGTCGCTGAAAAAATCTGTGATGTAAACAGAGAAGATACAAAGCGTATACAGAACCCTTATGGTTCACAGCCAACCGCTACTATTCAGGCTGTCGCTGGTACTTATTCTGTAACTGCATGGACAATTACTGATGATGCACTAACTGTAACTGATGAAGTTATCTACGCTGAGCATGTATTTGCACACGAAGAGTTCTTCTCAAAGTTCGATGTTGCAACAGCTCGAATTGATAACATGATGTACGCAGTAGCGTATGGAATTGACAAGTTTGTTCTTAACAACCTATGTGAAGATGGAACAGGAACATATACAACTCCTGCTGGTGGTTTCACAACTGCTTCAAACATCAACACTATCATGGCTAATCTTGTCTCAAAGATTGCTGGATATGAGAATAGCTATGGAGCTTTCCTTGTAATTGAGAATACTGACCTAGTAGGATTTGCTATCGCAGGTGCTACAAACGGTTTCTCAACTGCTGACCTAAACATCAAGAATGGATTTATGAACAACTGGATGGGTGTTGATATCTATGTAGTACGTTCAGGAACATTCGTAGATGCTACTCTTGGAACAACAACTGTAACTAACGCAGGTCACCGAGTATTCGGAGCTAACAAAGTAGCTACTTATGCTTCACCACGAGGTATGCAGTATGAAGAGAAACCAGTAACAGGAAAGACAGGTAGAGAAATTGTAGTGTTTGGTCTAGTAGGATTTAAGCTATGGTCACAGAAGGCTGGGCTTATAATCGACATCACACTCGCATAAATTATTCACCCCGAGAGGGGTGTTAAGTAGGTAGCTCCCCGCCGACTGCCTACTGAACACCCTTCTTGGTTTAAACAAATAACAATCATGGCTAAAGAAAAAGAAAAGGTAGAACAGTCATCTGACAAGATTATCGTTCGTGACCCACAGGTTCTTCGCCCAACTGAACTCCCATTGGTTATTGAGCTTCCAGAAGGAGCAAGCAAGGCTCAGATAGAGTTTGCTAAGGTTCTAAATGGATATGCTTATAAGAACCCTGAGAAGTGGGCTAGTAAGAAAGATGATAGGGTTGACTCAAATGGTCAGGTTATCAAAGGTCTAATTACAAAGCTAAAGGAGCTAAAGAACGCTCCTGACCCAAAGAATGACGACAAGCTCAGTTTTAGTAACAAGCTAATAGGATAAATTATATGTCTGAATATAGAATAATTGGAGTTATCGCAACACTTGTCCTAGTAATAGGAATTGTTGCTGTGTTCAACTCTAAGAAGCCTTTAGCTGGAGGTGTAAGTTCACCTGATATTGGAAGTCCTTATATCTCATTTGGAGATGTTCGTTTGTGGGCTTCTCATACAAGTTCACTAACACAGGCAACCACAACTGTATGTGCTTTACAAAGCCCATCGGCAACTTCTACCCTAAAACAAGGCTCGGTACAGTTTACAGTAAGTTCATCAACTGCTACGACAGTAACTCTTGCTAAGGCAAAAACACCTTACGCAACAACTACTAGCCTTGGTTCAGTAACAATCCCAGCTAATGCTCAGGGATATGGTATTGCTTCAACTACTGGTAGTCAGATACTCTCACCTAATACTTACTTTGTGGTAGGAATGGCAGGTGGTATTGGTTCATTCAGTCCAACTGGTACTCGC